ATCAGGAAATTATACTTATAATTTAAGTAATGTGTATTATGCAACTTCAGAAAATGAACCTTGGTTATTCAATCGTGGTAATGGATTATACTATTTGCAAACACTTTCAGCAGGAGACACTGGTGGAGATTTTTTCTACCCCGCAGGACAAGTTTCTGAATTTTTACAATATGAACAAACCACCTACGGACTGGGAAATCCTCCTACAAATTTAGCATATCCGTTAGGTATTGGACTGTATTCTCAAAATTATAATCAAGTGTTTGTAAACTATCCGTTAGAGTGTGATAGGTATTTTTCTTGTGATAATGTTTCTAGAGATGAAAGACGAGTAGATGTAGTTGATTTTTATAAAATTCCAAATGGATTTGCACCATATGGAAATGATATAATTATTTTTAAAGGTCTTTCTGGTAATTTTATTGATTATGCTTCAGTATTTGGAGATTATTTATATGTTCAATATGAAAATGGAATTGTTGACTGCACTAACATTGTATCAAATTATTTTATATATCCTGTAAAACTAACTTCAGTATCTGGAGAAAATGCATATGTCTCTCCAACTTCAATCAATTTCCCTGTATTTAATACATATTTTCCGACAATATTAAATACCATACTAAATCCGTTAATTCCACATCCACTGAGACAAAGTGCAATAATTGAACCAGAATCTTGACAATCAACTTATTAATGGTAGACTCATACTATGCTAAACGAATTAAAAATATATAAACTTAGATCAGAGGCAAAGGGAATCGTATACGGATCAGATTATGCTGCTTGCTTTGACATATCAGCGTACATATCATTCCAATCATCTGTAAAATCCTATACAAAGACAAATCAGTTGGTAGAGATACTATGCTCTCAAGACGATACTGGAGGATATGTTGACATTCCACCAGAATGGAGAATACTGATACCAACTGGATTAATCTTTGATATTCCAGAGAGTCATTGTATACGAATTTATCCTCGTTCTGGAATCTCAACCAAAAAGGGATTGAATCTCATCAATTGTGTTGGTATAATAGACGAGGATTATGTTCAAGAAGTGTTCATTCCCATTTATAACAATTCTCAGGAAAAGATAAGAATTTATAATGGAGAACGAATCGCTCAGGGAGAATTGGCAAAGGTTGAACGACCATTTGCTGTTTCATATATAAATGAAAGACCTGAGCGAAAAGGTAATCGTGATGGTGGGTTTGGGTCTACAGGTATAATATGAACAAAACAAACAATATTGATGATGTAGTAGATTTCATAAAGAAATTTGCTGGTGATGATGGTATTCCTCTAATTGAGGGCAAAGATTGGGAAGAATTTAATACTCTTTTCAAAAAGGAAGAAATAAAGGAAGGTTTGGCAGAATATATTTCACGATATTCTGTCATGTTTCCTTTTAGACATATACCATATGAGGATGTAGAGAAGAAGTTCAAGGAACTTCGCGCTGCTCCATACATTGAATTTATCATGCGAGATTCTGGAAATGTAGTTGAAAAGTACAATGACTACAAGTACCCATACTCCAAGCATGGTAAGTTTGTAGTGTCATTTGGGCATTACTTCAATGATGTCAGTAATTTTTATCAGCAAAGAAATCGGTATGACTGTGGATCACACGGATTTGTCTCTCCAAATGAGTACTGGTATTCACCAGATCTACTGAAAAGAATGAACTGGACATTTTGGAGATTAGACGAACATGGAATTAATCACAGCAAGATTCGTGGTTCTTTCCGACTCGGTGCATATGTGGCAACTCAATTCAAACCACAAGTAGCAAAAACAATATTTGATTTTGTTCGCACAAAAATGAAGAGAAAGTATTTCTCAATTCTAGACTTTAGTATGGGATGGGGAGATCGTCTTGCTGGATTCTATACATCAAGTGCTACTCACTATCTTGGAACTGATCCAAATCCAAATGTATTTGCAGTATATAAGACTCAGTGCATTGAATATGAAAAGATGCTGACTGGAAAAGAACCAGTCATTGTTGATTTTCAAAAGGAAGTAAACGGTCATGTGTACGATGCATTTAGATGCATGGGTTATTCTGGAAAAGAAGTCATTGCATACAATGCACCAGCAGAAGATATACTTGATGTGATTAAAGCAAACAAATATGATTGTATCTTCACATCTCCACCATATTTTTCAACAGAACTGTATGACGAGGGTGGTGATGATTGGAAACAATCGTGGTTTAGATATTCCGAGTATGACAATTGGTGGAATAAATTCTATGCTCCAGTCATGAAAGCATGTTATGAATCATTGTCAGAAGATGGTTCAATGATGATCAACATCATGGACCCGCATGTGTATGGAAAACGATACAAAACATGTGATCAGATGGTTGATTACATACAAAACCTAGGTGGAATATTTGATGGTCAAATTGGAATGAGAATCAAGCAAAGACCAAAGAATATTAACTCTTCGGATTTGAAGAACCACTTAAGTAATACTTTCGTTGAAAACATATGGTGTTTTTCCAAAAAAGGATTTGACTTGTCGCCAGGATTCACTACACTAGAAGGACTTTTTGGAGAATAAAATGACCCGTGAAGAATTATTTAAAATTCATGCTGAAATGTGCTGTTATGCGCTAGAATTGATGAAAAAGAAAAATGCTGATTATGCGGGAAGTGATGGATTGAATCCATTCGCCAACTTTAAACGAGCAGAAGCACTTGGAATTTGTACAACAGAACAAGCATTTCTTGTGCGAATGACTGATAAAATGTCTCGTCTTTCTTCTTTTTCCTCCAAAGGAAAACTTGTTGTGGAAGATGAAAGTGTATACGACACTCTCATCGACATGATCAATTATTCTGTATTGCTAGCAGCATATTTGAAATCAAAATGAAAATAACAAAATACGAAATTTATAATCCACTCGAAATTCAAGTTCCGAGTAAAAAAAGAGAGTGGATGGATAAAACCCATAATGCTTTTGCTTATAGGTGTTTACCATTAACAGTAGCAAACGGATTTGGATGGACTGTAATAAATCCATACAAGTTTTTAGTAGTATGGAATGGTGGAAAAGAAATAAAAGATGTAATAGTACATCATACCAATCAAAATTCAAAAAGCATAGTACAGTCTCATTTTGGATCAAGTATATTAACCTTTAATCTAGGTTTTTTAATTAATACAGATTTAAAGCATAATCTTTATGTTAAAGGACCAGCAAATAACCCAAAACGAGGAATAAGTCCATTAGAAGGAATAATTGAAACTGATTGGTTACCTTTTACATTCACAATGAATTGGAAAATAACTGAAGAAAATTATCCAATAACATTCGAAGAAGGTGAACCAATATGTACATTTTTTCCATTCGAACGACACTACATGGAACAATGGGAACCAGAAATTAAAAATATTAAAGATAATCCATCTTTGAACAAAAAATATGAAGAATGGTTCACTTCTAGAAACATTTATAATTCAACTCTTTCAACAAATGGAAATAAAGGTCAAAGAGATTATCTTCATGGTCAAACTAAAGATGGTGAAAAATTTCATGATCATCAAATCATGATTAAATCTAAAGAATTTAAAAAGGTATTTACATTTTCAGATTCTAATGTACAATGTAAAGATATAATGTGTTCAATTGATCAAAATGAAATTTTATACTAACATTTACTACGACTATAAATCAATTTTATTTTCTGAGATATCTTCGGATGGTTCTAGGACATATAAGTCAGAATCATTTGTTCCGACTTTATTCATTCCTGTGAAGAAAAATACCGATTATAGATCTATTTCGGGTGAATTTCTTTCAAAGATGGATTTTGAATCATATGATTCATACAAAGAATTTCTTGAAAAGTATTCTGATATTCCAAACTTCGAAATACATGGAGATATTCAATCTGAATATCAATTTATCAACAAACAATATGGAACAAATATTCAATACAATTTTTCAAATATTGATATAATGTATATCGATATTGAGACTTCTTCGGAGAAGGGTTGGCCTACAATTGACAATCCCGAAGAGGAAGTTATCGCAATTGGTATTTCATCAACAAAGCATGGACGAGCAGTCTTTTGCCTTGGAGTGTTCAACACGGATGAAGATATAAAGGTATTTGAATATCAGGACGAAGAGCGTCTGCTCAAGGAATTTATTGAATACTTTGCCAAGAATTATCCTGACATTGTGAGTGGATGGAACATACGATTCTTTGACTTTCCGTACCTCATCAATCGCATCAAGAAAGTCCTAGGGAATAAGGCAGCAAAGATGCTTTCTCCTTGGAGTATCCTGAAGGAAAGACATATCACCAAAAATGGCAACGAAGAAATAGCATATGATATTGTCGGTATTGCCATGCTTGATTATTTTGAACTTTACAAGACATTCACATATGTCAATCAAGAATCGTATTCATTGAATCACATATCATATGTTGAACTTGGTGAGCGAAAACTCTCGTATCATGAATATGAGAGTCTGACTGAATTCTACAAGAAAGATTTTCAAAAGTTCATTCAATATAATATTCGCGATGTTGAACTTGTACAAAAACTTGAAGAGAAACTAAAACTAATTGAATTGGCAGTGGCACTTGCATATTCGGCAGGAGTGAATTTTCAAGATGTATTTTCCCAGGTTCGCACATGGGATGTCATCATTTACAACTATTTGAGCGAACACGGTATTGTAATTCCCCCAAAGAAGAGGGGAAGAAAAGACGAGCAATATGCTGGTGCATATGTGAAGGAACCAATTGTCGGAATGCATGACTGGGTGGCATCATACGATCTTAACTCACTTTATCCACATCTCATAATGCAATACAATATTTCACCAGAAACACTCACCACAGAGGGTGCTAGAGGAGTTGTTTCTCCCGAAGGAGTGCTCAAGCGTGGTCAAGTGAGTATGGGTTATTTGGAAGAATTTAAAGAGAAGAATCTTTCTGTGGCAGCAAACGGAACCACTTACAGAAAAGATATTCGTGGATTTTTACCAGAACTTATGGATAAAATGTATAAAGATCGTAAAATGTTTAAAAATAAAATGATTGAATCCAAGAAAATGTTGGAAGAAATCAACGCAGAACTTAAGCGTAGGGGATTGACAAAGTAGATATTTGTGATATAATAATGACATGGAAACGAGGAACATCATCGACCATTATGCGTACTGGAAACATGAAGCGATCATTGCTGACCTTGAAAACAAACGGAATAATTTTACCGTGCTTTGCAGCAATTTATATAACGATTTCAATATCGCTACAGTCATTCGCAACTCGAATGCGTTCCTTGCTAAACAAGTAATTCTTTACGGATCTAAGAAGTATGATCGTCGCGGCACTGTCGGTACACATCACTATACGAACTTTCTTCATACCAGAACCTTTTCTGAACTTGAAGAACGAATCAAGATCATTCGAGGTACATACGGAACAGTACGAGTTGTTGGCATAGATAATGTGCCAGGTGCTGCGGCGATTGACGAATTTTCATGGAATACAAATACACATTATGTTCTAGCATTTGGTCAAGAACAAGTCGGTCTTCCAACAGAAATCCTTGACATCTGCGACCACATACTGTATATTAAGCAGTATGGAAGTGTAAGGAGTCTGAATGTAGGAACCGCAAGTGGTATAGCAATGTACGCACTTGCAAGTAATGTGTTTTAATACCCCGTGGTGAAACGGTATCACAGGAGATTTTGGTTCTCTTTTTCCTAGTTCGAATCTAGGCGGGGTAGTTTGGGATTGTGGCGGAACAGGCAGACGCAACAGACTTAAAATCTGTCGATCAATTGATCGTGTGGGTTCGATTCCCACCTTTGGTATTATGAACAGAGAACGCTACAACGAACTGGAACGCACAGGTCAAGGACTCACCAAGGAAGAGGAAAACACACAATGAACGCAACAACACTGGCACTACTG